CGTGTACCAACCTTTGAGGCACTAAAGCTGCTTATCGTCACTGGTAATGCGCTGGTATATATGCCAAAAGAAGGTGGTATGAAAGTATTCAGACCAGACCGCTACGTTGTTAAGCGTGATGCAATGGGCAATGTACTAGAGATTATTACCAAGGAGTCTATGGCTCCTGTTACACTGCCTGAAGAAATCAAAGCACAGATACCGCCATCAGATACACCAGCCAAAAGTTATGACCTTTATACAAGGCTGACTAAAGTTGCTAAAGGATTTGAAGTTATCCAAGAGGTAGCTGGTATCATTGTTGAGACCTCACGTGGTATGTTTAAGGCTGACAATAACCCATTCATTCCTCTACGTTTTATACGTATTGATGGTGAGGATTATGGTCGTGGTTTCATTGAAGAATACATTGGAGACCTGCGTAGTCTAGAAGCTCTAACTAAAGCTATCGTTCAGGGTAGCGCAGCATCAGCAAAGGTATTGTTTCTTGTACGTCCTAATGGGACAACAAAGACTAAAGACCTGTCTGCTGCACCTAACGGAGCTTTCCTACAGGGTGATGCTAACGATGTCTCTACACTACAAGTAGCTAAAGCCGCTGATTTCCGCGTGTCTTTAGAAACTATGCGTATGATTAATGACCGTCTTGCTGCTGCTTTCCTATTGAATAGTAGTGTACAACGAGCAGCAGAACGAGTCACCGCTGAAGAAGTTCGCTTCATGGCGCAGGAACTTGAGACTGCTCTTGGTGGTGTATACTCCATCCTATCTCAAGAGTTCCAGCTTCCACTTATTAACCTGCTATTGGAGTCACTAACAAAGCAGGGCAAGATGCCTAAGATGCCAAAGGACAGTGTTAAACCTACTGTTGTTACTGGTATTGAGGCTCTTGGTCGTGGTCAAGACTTGAATAAACTTGCAGCATTCTTGCAGTATCTTCAACCTCTTGGTCCTGAAGTTATTCAAAGCGAGATGAACTTAGGCGATTACATTGACCGCCTAGCAGCATCACTTGGTATTGATACCTCTGGCCTGATTAAATCAGATGAACAGAAGGCACAAGAACAAGCTATGCAACAACAGATGATGCAACAACAAATGTTAGAACAAGCAGGAATGGGGGCGTTGCAGAAGGCAGCACCAGCTATCGCAGGTAAGATGGACCCAGACCAAGTTAGACAATCTATGGAGCGTATGAGTTAAAAATGGCTGATGCAGTAAATACTTATCAAGAACCTGCCCCTGAATCTCAGGAGCATATTAATGAAATGCTACAAAAGGTAGAAGGCACACAACAAGATGCTGAACGTCCTGAGTGGCTACCTGAAAAGTTTAAATCAATTGAGGATATGGCTAAAGCTTACTCTGCATTAGAGAGTAAGTTAGGCCAACCTCAAGAAGAACAAGAAGAACAAGAAGAACTTGATGCAGAAGAGTTAGTAAACCAGAGTGCTTCAGAAATCTCTGAGGTACTTGGGGCTAATGGTATTGACTTTGATGTTCTTCAACAAGAATACATGGAACTTGGTGGGCTATCTGAGGATGCTTATGCAGCCTTGGAAGAAGCTGGTTTCCCTGAGTCAGTAGTTGACGCATGGATTGCTGGTCAGGATGCCCTGTCACAACAAGTCCAATCAGAAATGTTCTCTCTAGTAGGGGGAGCAGAACAGTATCAAGAGCTTGTAGGTTGGGCAGCAGATGCACTACCAGAAGCAGAGATTGATGCTTTTAATGCAGTAATGGAAACGCAAGACCCTAATATGATTAGACTTGCAATTCAAGGTCTTAATGCTAGGTATCGTTCTGAGGCTGCACCAAACCTTATGCAAGGTAATTCAAGTGCAGTATCCACAGGCGGGAAGTTTGAAAGCAATGCAGAATTAACTGCGGCTATGAGTGACCCTAGATACGCTAAAGACCCCGCTTACAGGCAGCAGGTTGCTGATAAGTTGGCACGGTCTAGCCTGTTCTAACATTGTTGCATGGGGCGAGGGGGTTGTATAAGAATCCCCTCTCCTTTTAAGTACATCAATGCTGGTGTATTTAAAAGGGGAAACCCTAACACGAAGCTAAACATAACAAACGATTACCCCTGACCCCTTGCGAGGGACAATCTTGGAGAAAGGATGTAGTGTAATGCAGAGTGTACTTCAACTCACATTAACATTACTAAGAGGTAATTAAAAATGGCACAAGCCGCTTCAAATCCGGCCTATAGCGTAAGCTTTCAAGGCCAGAATAACCTATCAGGTGACGTACGTGACCTGTTTCTCAAGCTGTATGCTGGCGAAGTCCTAACAGCTTTTGAAGAAAAGAAAGTCCTTATGGATAAGGTGCGTACTCGCACAATCTCAAAGGGTAAGTCTGCTTCATTCCCAATGACAGGCCGTGCAACTGCTGAATACCTGACCCCAGGAAATGAAATCACTGGTGGTTCAATTCGTGCAGGTGAGCGTATCGTCACAATTGACGACTTGCTTATCTCAAGCCAGTTCATTGCTAACATTGATGAAGCAATCAACCACTACGATGTACGTTCAATCTACTCTAAGGAAGCTGGTATCGCACTAGCTAACGAAGCTGATCGGAACGTAGCTCGTATGCTTGTTAAGGCTGCTCTGTCAACCAACGCAACACGTGCTGCTGGTCTTGTTCAAGACTACAAAGCGTTTGCTGAAGAAGACTTCACAAACAACGTCAACATCGGTACAGTTACTGCTGACTCTCTGGACGCTGCTAAGATTGCTAAAGCTATCTTTGACGCTAAGAAAGAGTTTGATGTCAAGAACGTAGATACATCTGGTGCAGTTGTAGCTCTGGCTCCTGACCAGTACTACGCATTGCTTGATGTTACTGATGGCAACAAGCTTGTCTACATGAACAAAGACTTTGGTGGTGCAGGTTCAATCGCTTCTGCAACTGTACCAATGATTGCAGGTATGCCTGTCATCATGTCAAACCACGCCAATGTCTCTAACCTTTATCAGAACTTCACAACTGCTGATCCTGATGAGGGTAAGACTTCAGACAACGCTCCTCTGGCTAACACTGCTGGTTCAGGACGCACTACTCACTATGACCTGCCTACTGCTAACGTAGATGGCGCAGACATGGTGGCTCTTGCTTCTAAGTTCCGTGGCTTTGTATTCACACCAGATGCCGTTGCCACTGTCAAGCTTCTTGACCTTGGTATGGAATCAGAATATCAAATTAACCGTCAAGGCACATTGATGGTAGCAAAATACGCAATGGGGCATAACGTCCTGCGTCCTGCTGCTTGTATCGGTCTGGCTGAGGTATAATTAACTAGGGGGTAGCTTAACGGCTACTCCCTTTTTTATTGGAGTTTGATATGCCAGAAGTAGGTGGAAAGAAATATAAATATACCAAAGAAGGTATTGCGTCTGCCAAGGCTGCGGCTAAGAAGACAGGCAAGAAGATGTCCTTTGGTGGTAAGCCACAGAAGCAGGTAGCTGCTATCATGGCTAAGTATGGAAAGAAAAAGTAATGGCTATTGAGTACCGTGGAGAAAAGTTTGCAGGGTATAATAAGCCTAAACGCACCCCTAAACACAAAACTAAATCCCATGCGGTATTAGCCAAAGAAGGTTTAAAAATTAAACTTATACGTTTTGGGCAGCAGGGTGTTAAGGGTGCAGGAAAAAACCCTACATCAGCTAAAGATAAAGCACGTAAGCGTAGCTACTATGCTAGGCACAATGCTCAAGGTAAACCAAAATCAAAACTAAGTGCAAAATACTGGTCACATAAAGTTAAATGGTAAGGAGCTATCATGGCTGGAACAAGTAAACTAGATGCAGTCAATACGATGCTTTCTTCTATTGGTGAAGCACCAGTAAGTAGCTTATCATCAGGTCTTATTGAAGCTGAGATTGCAGAAAGTATCTTAGATACTGTTGACAGAGAAGTACAGTCTATGGGCTGGCACTTCAACACAGAATTAAATAAAAGTTTCGCTCAGACATTAGCAGGTGAGATATTACTACCTGCTGATATTCTTAGAGCAGATGCCACGCTTAAGGCTAACTCGCCTAATCTAGTACAGCGTGGATTAAAAATGTATGACAGGACAAACCACACATTTAATGTAGGCACAGACGCTGCGTTGGATGTTGTAGTACAGTTAGCCTTTAATGATGTACCTGAGGTAGCTAAAAGATATATTGTCCTACGTGCTACACGTATCTTCCAAGACCGTGTAGTAGGTTCCCAAACACTACATGAGTTCCAACAGCAGGATGAGAACCGTGCCTTTGTAGAGCTAAGAGACTTTGACAAGGCAGCGGATGACCACAACATCTTTGACAACTATGACACCTTTAGTATTATTGATAGGCAGGGACGGAGAACAATCTAATGGCACTCATCAGTCAATCAATCCCAAACCTAATTAACGGTGTGTCGCAGCAGCCACCCTCACTACGCTTGAATACTCAGGCTGAGTTGCAGGAGAATGGACTGTCAAGCGTTGTATCAGGTTTGTCTAAGCGTCCTAGTTCACAGCACGTAGCTGACCTTGGAGTTATCTCAAACCTAGATAAAGCTTTTATTCACACTATTCGTAGAGATGAGAATGAGTTCTACTCTATGGTGATTGATACTGCTGGTACTATCAGGGTATTTGATAAAGATGGTGTAGCTAAAACTGTTACTAATAATGCTGCTGCCTACTTATCAGGACTAACAAATCCTAATGAAGAGTTATCTGCTGTCTCTATTGCTGACGCAACCTTCATTATTAATAAGAATAAAGTAGTAGCCAAAGCAGCTACAGTATCTCCCACAAGTAATCCAGAAGCACTAGTCTATGTCAAACAAGCTGACTATGCTTCTACCTATCGTTTGAAGGTTACAAAAGGAGCAAGCACTGGCACAGTAGAGTTTTCTACTAAGTCCTCTACACAAGCTAATACAACAGATACACAGAACGCTGAACGTGGTGCATCTACTGATTTGATTGCTGAGAACTTAAATACGTTTTCTGCAAGCACAGTTAATGGAACATACTATACAGTAGTTAGTGATGCTAGTGCTATTTCAGGTGTTACCTTTACTCGTTATGGCTCAGTCATCCACATCCAATCTACAGATAGTACAGACTTTCAGGTAGAGGTTGGTGACTCACATGGTAATGACCATCTCAAAGTATTCAAGGGTGAGACCGCTGACTTTAAACAACTACCAACAGAAGGTCCAAATAACTTTCTAATTAAAATATCAGGCGATAATCAAAAAGCGCAGGATGATTATTATGTTAAGTTTATTGATGGAGTGTGGAAAGAAACTGTAGCTTCTAATGTAGAAATTTCTCTAGATGCTTCAACACTACCACATAAGTTATCTAAATTACCTAGTGGAAACTTTACATTTGACACTGCTAGTTATGCTAACAGGCTTGTTGGTGATGATGATACAAACCCATTTCCTTCCTTTGTAGGATTTACACTAGCTGATATTTTCTTTCATAAGAACAGGCTAGGAGTATTAGCAGATGAGAATGTTATTTTCTCTACTGCTGGTGAGTTTGTAAACTTTGATTTCTTTCGTAAGTCTACACTAACCATCATTGATAGTGACCCTATTGATGTAGCAGTATCCTCAAACAAAGTTAGTATTCTTAAACACGCTGTACCTTTTAACGAGGCATTGCTTCTCTTCTCAGACCTTACTCAGTTTAAAGTAACAGGAGACCCTGTACTTACCCCTGAGACTGTCAACGTAGCTAACACTACAGAGTTTGAGACTAGCCTATTGGCAAAGCCAGCAGCAGCAGGTAAGTATGTATACTTTTCCTCTAAGCGTGGTGCTTGGTCTAGTATGTGGGAATACTTTGTTGATACTGACACTGATGTAAACGATGCTAATGAGATTACTTCTCATGTACCTGAATATCTCAGTGGTGAAATAACTAAGATTGAAGCATCATCTAATGAAGATATGCTGCTGGTGCAGTGTTCAAATGACCCCACTGCTTTATACCTCTACAGGTATTACTGGTCTGGTAGGGAAAAACTACAGGCTTCATGGTCACGTTGGGTATTTGATGGTGATGTAATTAGTATGTCATTTAATCGTGCAGACATCTATATCCTAATCAAACGTGGTACAAATCTATTCCTAGAACGTATTAACCTGTCTGTTGATGAAGCTACTAATTATACAAGTGGTAGTTTTTCTATTCACCTAGATAGGCGAGTGATGCTAGAGACTGCTGGTTTAACGTCTATTCCTTATACAGATGCAGCAGTTATTTATATTGACCAGACAGGTAAAGTTATTACTCTTGGAGAAGTGGCAGCTAAGTTAGCTAATTCTGAGAAAGTATTTGCAGGTGTACCATTTACATTTAAATACCAATTCTCTGAGCCAGTTCTAAAACAAGAGAACAAAGCAATTACCACAGGACAATTACACTTAAGAAACTATGCGGTTGTATATAACAAGACAGGGTTCTTTAAGGTCGTCCTAAGGCCACTAAAGCGTCAGGTGTACACTCGTACATTTACAGGACGTGTGGTTGGTAGTGGTGCTAACATCTTGAATGTGGCAGCTATTGAATCTGGAACATATCGTTTTGGTGTAATGGGTCATGCTAGTGAAACATCAGTAACTATTGAAAGTGATAGTCACTTACCCTGTATATTCCAATCAGCAGAATGGGAAGGTTTCTTCAATCTGCGTTCAAGGAGAATGTAATGAAAGTCCATGTGAGAGCCAGTACTCAGGCTGATGTTGACCATCTGGCAACAAACCTAAGACCAGAGGACACAGAAGAAGTACTTGCCTCACATGGAGATGTTAAGGAAGCTTTACAGCAGGGTCTAGATGAATCAGATGAATGCTGGACTATTATTGTCTCCGATACAAATGAGATTGCTGGTATTTATGGAGTAGTAGGAGTTGATGATACAGTAGGTATTCCTTGGCTTCTAACTGCACCACCAATAACTAAAGTATGGCTCCCCTTCTTACGAGGTTCTCTTAAGTGGGTAAAAGAAACTAATAATAAATATCCAATACTAACTAATGCCTGTGATGCTAACTACAATGTAGCTATTAATTGGTTAAAGTTTGTAGGATTTACATTTATCAAACGGCATGAAACTTGGGGTGTAGGTAATAAACCCTTTTTAGAATTTGTGAGGATACAAGATGTGTGACCCAGTTACTATGGCTGTACTAACAGTTGCTAAAGGGGTATCAGATTATGAACAGGGTGTAGCAGAAGCACAAGCTACTCAAGCTAGATTTGATGCCAATCGTCTAGCAGCTAATGATGCAAGAGATTTAAAAGTACAAACCCTTAATCAACGAGTGATACAGGAATCAGAAGCTGCTGCTGAAGAGAAACTAGCTTTAGGTATTAAAGCTATGGAAGGTGAGGGTGCAGCCCTTGTAGCAGCAGGAGAAGCTGGTGTTACTGGTAACTCTATTGACTTATTGCTTCAAGATTACGAAGCCCAAAAGCTACGTGGTACTACCACAATAAATAGAAACTTAGAGAATGTAGAGAAACAGATTGAGCTTGAAAAGCGCGGCGCATCTGCGGAAGCACTTAATAGAACTAATTCTCTACAACAGGGTGTTATGCCTAACTTCCTAGCTGCGGCTGTGGGAACTGCGGCTTCTGCTGCTGGTGCATATAACTCTGCTAAGGTAAATCAACCTGATAATTATAAATCTACTTTTAAGGATAAACCTAGATCAGAGAATTATACTTATGGTTATGCTGATTCAGTAGGACAAGGTGGAGGACAATAATGGCAAAACGTAGAACACCTGTAGAAAGGCTGCGGCCTTCTGCAAGGCTGCAAGCCGTAGCTCGTCCAGTAGAAACATATGTACGTCCTGCTGAACAACCTGTTGGTAAAAGCGGTCTTGGTGCTTTCATAGAAGCTATTAGTCCAGGAATGGAACAACTAGCTCAAGTAGAAAAACAAAAACAATTAAAGCTTCAACGAGAAGCAGAACAAGGCATTGCGTCAGCACGTACATTAGATGCAAAAATTGGAACGTCTAATGCTCTACGAGCTGCTAGAAAAGACTTTGAAAATAATTCATCAGATTATTTAGAGATGTCTGATGAGGAAGTAGCTGCTAGACGTGCTGAAATTATGCAGCCTTTTATTCAACAAGCTCAAGAATCAGGTGATGATTTACTAGTTAAAGCTGTTTCAGATAATATTCAAATAGGTAACCTTGCTTGGTTTAATACAACTTACGATCCTGAGAAATTCAAACATACCTTTAACATTAATATGGGTAAAATAGGTAGTGAAGTTTTAGGTATTGATTCAGATTTAGGTTACACACCAGAGACTGAGGAAGATGGTAGTCCACTTGCTCCTGAGAATATTAAGTTTGGTTTAGACTTACAGAAGAAAAACATTGATGAGATTGTAAGGCAAGCTTCTCAAGCTTATGGTTATAGTCAAGCTATGATTAATGACTACATCATGGAAAACGTGATTGCACCTAATGTTAAAGCTAATGGTAGAACTGCATCTTATCAATGGGCAGAGGATCGTAAGTTTCGTGGAATACCTCGTTATCAAAAAATGTACAAGATCATTGATAGTGAACTAGCTATACGCGATAAAGCTATACTAAAAGCTCAAGAACCTGCTTGGTTCCAACAACAGACCATTGAGGCTGTCCGAAGGAATATGGACACTGGTAATTATGGTGATCTGCAAATTGGTACTGAAAAAGTAGGACCAGCCGGTGGTAAGCAAACAGATAAACCAGAGGATGTTGTTAAAGCTTTTGAAATTGTAGCACAACAAGATGGGTTATCTAGAATAGCTCAGATGAATTGGTTTCGTGCGAGAGGTTTTGTTCCCACAGCAAACCGCAATGCTATTATGAGTGGTAGAAACTTATGGGCTTCAGGTGATTTAACTGACGCTACACAGGCAAATGCCGCTGTTGCTGCTTTTAGAGCAGTAGAAGAATTACGTGCTTATAATATTGATATCCCAGAAACCTTAATGACTTCTGAGATGGAGAAAAGATTTAAAATCATCAGCGTCCTTAATCGTGACGCTGGTATGGGTAAAGATATCATTGAAGATATTGGTATTGCCCAAGGTGCAAACTTTGATATCAAACCATCCAGTAAGTTAAAAGCTTCTGTACAATCAAACCTAGATAAAATAAGTCCACTATCTACAGATCATAGTGAAACTATTAATACTGTTTCCAATGCTTATGAGATAGCAGAGACAGCTTCTATTCTAATGAACTTAGGATATAATGAACAGGATGCTATTGATAAAGCTTCTGAGATATTTGAACAGGATCATGTTGTACACACACTAAGTAATGGTGTAAAGATTTCTTTGAAGCAGTTAAACACTGATCCTAGTCAAGAAGTACCCTTGGTTACAGCAGTAGATACAATAACATCTACACTAGCACAAGAACCAAGTTTACAAAACTATCTCAAACAACAATACGCTGGGGCTGATGATGATAATCTTGGGTTAGGTTTTAGTAATGACCCTTATAATCGTAATGCACTACGCTTAAATGTTTACAATGGTAAAGGCCACCGTGTAGGATTTATTCAGACTGTAAGTAAAACACAAATCCTAACAGATAAAACCTTTATTCCAAAGTTAATGGCTGAAGTTAAAAGCAGAATTAAAGAAGCTAATCTTCCAGAGGTAGCACCTGCTGTACCACCTTCTATTGCTGATTATGAAGCTGCTGTAGCTCAGATGTCTCCATTTGAACAACAGTATCAAGCACAACTACAAGCAGCAAGACTAGGTGAAACAGTACCTACTATCATTAAAGAAGTGTTCCCAGAGCCAGAGCCTGTTGTACCTACTGTTGTAGAAACACCTGCTCCTGCTGATGAGATGTTATCTCCTGATGACATGATGTTACAAGGAGAAACCGCCGCTGCTGAAGTTTACCAAAAGGTAAAGGATGCAGTGA